TAAAGGGAAAAAAATAAGTTTAAAAAATAGGCGTGTATAGTGTAATAGTGCATAATTAGATACCATCTAATTGGAGGCGGTGCGAATCCGACCTACACGCTCCAAAATTATTAAAAAATGACTAAAAAAAAGCCAAAAAACCAACATAGTCCAGCTGGAAGACCAACAATAATGACAGAAGCCACAATCGGTAAATTAAAAGAGGGCTTTGCTCAGGGTTTTAGTGTTCGTAATGCTTGCATTTGGGCAGATATAAATCAAGATACTTATTTTGAGTATTGTAAAAAACACCCTAAATTTTCCGAGCAATGCAAGACTTTACAGCAAAAACCACTAATAAAATCAATACTCGTCATCAATAAAGCCTTGAATGAAGGCGATGTTTCCACCGCAAAATGGTATGCTGAAAGGAAGGCAAAAGACGAGTTTAGCCTCCGCCAAGAAATCACTGGCGAAGATGGCGAACCGATAAAGCAAGATGTAAAAATTGAGGTTGTTTTTACCGATGAAGTTGATTAATATAAAAAAAACTTATATTAGTAGCGAAAAACACGGGGTTTTATCTTTTTTTTAATAAAATAATATAAGTAAAACTTATAATGCAAATAAAAATCCCGACAAAGTTTCAATTCTTGTTAAAAGAAAAATCACGATTTAAAGTAGCCTACGGCGGCCGTGGCGGTGGCAAGAGTGAAAATATTGCTAGAGCCTTATTAATTCTAGCATTAAATCCACAGCATTTGTTTAAAAAGAAATCAATTAGAATACTTTGTGCTAGGGAGTATCAATCTAGCATTACTGACTCCGTCCATAAAATCTTTAGCGATATTATTAATTTTTACGAACTTCATTCTTATTTTACAATTACCAAATCGTCCATTAAAACCGTAAACGGAAGCGAGTTTATATTTAAAGGAATTAGCAACGATCCTTTGCAAATCAAGTCTACGAGCGGAATTGATATCTGCTGGGTAGAAGAAGCTGAAAAAGTTTCAAGTGAAAGCTGGAATTTTCTAACTCCGACCATTAGAAACGAGGGAAGCGAGATCTGGGTAAGCTTTAACCCTAACGATAAAAATGATCCGACTTATAAAATGTTCGTAGAAAATCCCCTGCCCGATACTATTGCTGTTAAAGTCAATTACTATGATAATCCCTATTTTGATAAAAGCCCTATTAAAAACGAGATGCTTTACGACAGAGAGCATAACCCTGAGCTATACCAAAACAAATGGCTTGGCGAGGTTAAGCAACTTAGCGATGCCCTAATTTTTAAAGGTAAATACAAGATAAAAGAATTTGAAACCCCCTCCGCTGATAAGATACAAGATAACAGGTTTTTCTTTGGTGTCGATTTTGGCTTTAGTAGCGATGCCTTCGCAGTGGTGAGATGTTTTATTATGGATAGTGAGTTATTTATTGATTACGAAGCTGGCGGAGTGCATATACCAATTGTTGACTTATATAAATACATTGATAAAATACCTGAAAGCAAAAAGTGGTTAATTTATGGCGATAGCTCCAGACCTGAAACTATCAATCATATTAAAATGACAGATGGCTATAATATACACCCTTGCGACAAGTGGAAAGGCAGTGTAGAAGACGGTATCGAGCATTTGCGAGGCTATAAACAGATAAATATTCACCCGAGGTGCAAAAATTTGATTGACGAATTTAGTTTATATTGCTACAAGGTAGATAAGACTACGGGCGAGGTGTTGCCAATCATTGTAGATAAATACAATCACTATATCGATGCACTTCGCTATTCATTAACAAACAGGATCAAAAAAAAAGTTGGTTTTGGAATAATCAATTATTAAAATGTTTAATATTTTTAAAAAAAAAGAGAATAAAAGTTGCAATTATGCTATTGGCAATGGCTTTGATAACACTTATAACTTTACAAGCAACTACAACGAAGCTGTTAGAGTTTTTACCGATGCTTATTACCATTGCAACCCTGTTGCTGTTGCTGTTAATATTATTGCCGATAATATTGCTAATTTGCCAATTACAACTATTGATAAGAAAAACCAATTTAATCACGATGCAGACATTATTACGAAACTAGCCTCTCCTAACGACGATCAAACATTTTCTAGGTTCATAAAAGAATTGATACTGTATTATGTAGTCACGGGAAATGCTTTTATCGATGTTAATAAGATGAGTTCATCTTATGAATTAATATTGTTAAAACCGCAGAATATCACCCTTAGCGATGTTAATATTGACGGCAAGGCTAATACTATATCTTACACTCCAAACGGTAGCAGTAGTCAAGTTTATCAAGAATTTATCTATAATGCAAAAAGTAAAAATTATCAAAGTAGAGACGGTCACATTTTGCTACATTTTAAAAACAACAACTTAACAACTATTGACACTCAATTAGGTATATCTTTGTTAATGTCGGCTCAACTAGAGATTAGTCAATATATCACGGCTTCGGTTCATAACAATGCTACAATCAAGAATGGTTGCAGACCATCATTATTATTCTTGATTAAGAATGCACTAACAGGCGATCAAATACAAGGTGTTCAAGATACAATGCGAAGAATTGCAGGAGCAAAGAATGCAGGAGAGCCCTTTGCAGTAACTGGTGATGTAACTGTTGAAAAAATGAGCGAAAATATTAAAGATATGGACTTTGGGATGCTAAAAAAAAGCACTGAAAATCAAATTAGTAAATGTTTAAAAATTCCGCTTCCTTTGATAAACGAAGATAATATGACCTATTCTAACTACTCTTCCGCACAGGTTGCTTTGTATGATAATTGTATTCTGCCTATTGCCAAAGATTTATTTGATTTTCTTAACCTAAAACTTTTGCCAATTCTTGGTGAAACGAATTATAAATTGACAGTTAATACTGCAAAAATCAAAGCAATTGAAAGTAGGAATATACAGACAGCATTAACTTACCAACAGCTTAATAGTCTATCACTAAACGAACTAAGGGCTTTAATAGGCTACGAAACTGCGGATAACGGCGACTTAATTTATCGAGCTAATAATCTAGTGCCGATTGCTACAGACAATTACACTGGCGATAATATTCGCAATGAAAAAGCTTTCTTTATCAATCTACTTTTACAACAAAAAGAATATAGCGAAGACAAAATAAAACAATTGGCAAATACTTATTTTGATGAAAGCAAAAGAGATTAACGAGTTAAAACTACCGCTTGAGGCTAAGCTTAGCAATAAGATTTATAAGGTATTCAAAAATCAAGCAAATGATGTCGCTAGATTATTTTTAGTCGACAAGCTAAATGCCACAGAACTTGCTGATAACTACCGCCCTGAGATGTTAAAAGAGGTTAGGGACGGACTGCGGATGTCAATTGGTGTCTTTGGTTATTCTTTACGAAATAGTATTGAAAAACAATTTAATATCGCTTTTAAATCAATTGACAATAGCGAATTTGACAATGTAAATCGACAGTTGGAGTTAGATTTTACTTTATTTGTTGCAAACCAAAGCGAAAATCAAGCTGATTTAATCACTAATACGAGTGCTAAAGAAATCGATAATATTGTTGTTAGGCAAACACAGATAAAAGCGGAAGAGATATCTTTATTGATAAGAGAGCAAAACCAATTATCATTGCTGGCGACTGATAAAGCAAGGCAAAGAATAGCTCAAATCGAAATGATTGTCAGAAATGCTAAAAGAGACATAGCTAAGAATATTAAGATTAATTTGCTTGATAATGCTAAGTCAAGAGCAAGACTAATCGGCGAACAGGTTATTGGTATTGGTGAAGCTTATTCAAGAGACAACGAGGCTAATGTTGTTAATAATGCTAAGATAAAAACTAATAGAGGAACTATGGCTATTAATAAAACTTGGGTTGCAATTCTTGACAAATCAACAAGGGAAGCTCATATGATTGCAGACGGTCAAGAGGTTAAAACAAATGATAAGTTTATTGTAGACGGGGAGAGCCTAAACTACCCACGAGATCCTAATGGTAGCAGTGCAAATGTTATAAGATGTAGATGTGTTGCTATTTACGATAAAAAATATTTTAATTAATATTGACAAAACTAATTTTTAATTATAAACATTATAAAATATGCCAATAGCACCAAAACAAGCACAAGAAAATGCAAAAAGAGGACTTGAATTACGAGAGAAATGGGAAAGGGGTGGCACTGCCGTGGGAGTTGCAAGAGCAAGAGATTTATCTAATGGGGCTGATTTAAGCTTAAGAACTATTAGTAGAATGGCGAGTTTTAATAGACATAGACAGAATTACCAACCTGACAAGAGAGAGAATGACGGCGGACCAACCGCAGGAACTATTGCTTGGCTATTATGGGGAGGAACCGCTGGTATTGATTGGGCTATTAATTTTAATAATAATAAAAATACAGAAATGCAAAAACAATTTCAAACATTTGATTGTAAATTAGAGATAAAAGCTAATGAAACAGAAGACGAACAGTATTTTAAAATAAGCGGCTACGGCTCAACCTTTGGCAATACTGATCTAGTTAACGATGTTGTAGAAAAAGGTGCTTTCAAAAAGACTTTAAAAAAAAGAATGCCTAAGTTACTATTGCAACATAATATGCGAGATGTTCCTATTGGTATTATTGACAGTATCAAAGAAGATGAAAACGGCTTGCTATTCGAAGCCAGACTACCTAAGGATGATGCTTTGGTTAGAGATAGAATAATGCCACAAATAAAAATAGGATCACTTAACACCTTCTCTATTGGCTATTCTGTCGACCTTGCTGAAACGGCAAAGAGCGGAGTAAGGCAACTAAAAGAAGTTAGCTTATACGAAATATCTTTGGTTACATTCCCCGCAAACGAAAAAGCCACAATGCAAAGCTTTAAAAACGAGGAAATGAAACAAGATTTTATTGATAGTATAGACAGTATAAGAACATTAGAAAAAGCAATCGCAACACAATTTAGCAATCAAGATGCTAAAATGCTAGTTGCTAAAGCTAAAGAGATTATGCAACGGGATGTTGCAACACCAACCCAGCGGGATGCTGAAACTATGTTAGAGCTGTCTATGAAGACGGCTCTTTTAAAAATTGAAACAATCAAATAAATGTCCGATATACTCATAAAAAGTGTAAGTGAATTGCACGGTGCAATCGATGCACTTCGCCAACAAAATGAATTGAAAAGTGCTGAAAGCAAGGGTGTTGTAGAAAAAATACAATCCGCTCTTGACGAACACGAAGTAAAAAACCAAAACTTGCTTACAAAATTACAAGAAAAAGATAGTCAAATTAAAGAAATAGAAGAAAGGCTTATTTCTTTGACTAGTGCATCTAATTACAATGTAAAAAGTGAAAGCAACCAACAAGAAATCAAAAACTACGAAAAATTCTTGGTTAACGGTAGAGCTGATATCGATCAAAAATACTTAAGAACTGATAATGCTGTTGCTGGTGGATTTCTAGTCCCTGCTATACAACTAAACGAAATTATTAAAAATATCGTTGAGATTAGCAATCTTCGTCCATTCGCAAGAGTAAGAACGATGGGTGGAAAAACAGAGTCAATGCCAGTCCGCAGTAATAGTGCTGTCGCTTATATGACTGGTGAAGCTCAATCTTCTACTGCGACTAAACCAGTTTACGGTGAAAGAAATCTTGAAGCTAGAAAAATGACTTTCGAATACTCTGTCTCTTACGAGTTATTGCAAGACAGCTCTTTCGATGTTATTGCTGAAATGAATAGCGAAGCGGCAGAACAATTTGCATTACTAGAGGGTCAACAATTTGTTAATGGCTCTGGAGCTGGCAACAATATGTCTGGCTTTATGCAAGATGCTGGAATTGGTTTTATCAACTCTGGCGAGACTAATGCCCTGACTTTCGACAGTTTAATCAAAGTGACTGGCGAAATCAAAACTGGCTACAATCCAATTTATGCTTTCAACCGCAGGACTTTAGCTACACTTCGCACTTTAAAAGACAATACAAATGGTCGCTATATCTGGGAAAGTGGCAACTTAGGAGCTGGTGTTCCTGCCTCAATTAATGGTGTTCCTTATGCTATTATGCCTGATATGCCTGATATTGGAGCTGGGACTTTTCCAATCATTTTTGGCGACTTTAAGAACTATCTAATTGGCGACAGAAAGGGCTTGGTTGTTGTTCGTGACGAATACACTTTGCAGTCTTCTGGACTTATCAAGTTTGTAATGCACCGCCGTGTTGGTGGCATGGTTACTAAGCCTGAAGCATTCAAGAAGATTAAAATTGCCGTCAACTCTTAACTTTAATAACTAAAATAATATGGCTACTTACGACCAAAAAACCTTACTAAAACCAGTGAAGGCACTTAACATTGCAGTAATCAATAGCAATGCAACTACCGCTGGCAACTCAATCGACCTAGTCGGTTTTGAAGCTTGCACTTTCGTTGTAGAGCTTGGAGCGAGAACTGATGGCACTTTCTTGCCACTAATTCAAGACTCTGATGACAACTCTAGCTTTGTTAATGTTGACGATCAATTCTTGATTGGCACTGAAGCTGAAGCACAAATTAACACTGCCAATACAATCAAAACTATTGGCTATGTTGGTAAAAAAAGATATGTAAAATTATCTTTGGTTTCAACTTCCGTCACAAGCGGAGCGACTGCATCTGCAACCGCAATCCTAGGACACTCTGCTGTTAACCCTGTATAGTGAAATGGGGGCAACACCGCCCCCTTTCCTATTGATTAAATAAAATATTCTATGAAAATTAAAGTTTTAAAAACAATTTTTGCTTCTAAAGACCAAACAGGCACTAAAATATTTGAATATCAAGCTGGCGAAGTTTATGATATTTATCAAGAATTAGCTGAAGTATTTATTAGCCAAGGCTGGGGTGTTGCTGAAGAAATTGAAACTCAAGAAATAAAAGACGAAATTGAAATTGAAACTCAGGAAGAGAAAGAAGAAGAATTAGAAATCGAAACTCAAGAATTAGAAATTGAAATTGAAACTCAGGAAGAAGAAGAGGAGGAAGAGGAGGAAATAGAAATCGAAACTCAAGATTTTCCTAAAAAAAACAAACCTAAAAAAAACAAACCTAAAAAAGAAAAAGAAAAAGATGCTAATTAGAGATTATATATTAATTACCCCTGCAACAATCGAGCCGATAACACTAGACGAGGTTAAGCAAAAACTTCGCTTAGTTGGCAATGACGATTTTGACACTGAACTAACACGAATGATAATCGTGGCTAGAGAAATGTGCGAAAATATTACTGGGCGAGATTTAATCAATAAAACTTACAAGGGCTTTTTAGATTATTACTGTAATCAAGTCGAGTTTAGAAAAAGCAAGGTGCAATCGATATCTTCTGTCAAATATTATTTTAATAATGTTTTAACTACATTATCACCAACTAGCTATTACTTCACTAATTCAACCGATTATGCTAAGCTAGTTTTTACTGAAGATTTTACTGTCGATAATAGACTACAAGCAATAGAAATAGAATTTGTTGCTGGTTATGGAGCGACTGCAAGTGCAGTGCCTACTGCTTTAAAAGAGGCTATGCTTTCATTTGTCGACTGGTTATTCAATAATAGTGGCGACTGTGCAACCGATGGTAGCCTGATGGCTCAAAGCTTATTTAATAGCTATATAATTGGCAAAAAACTGATGTTTACAATATGAAATGCCAATCAATCAAAAACAATGTTAAAAAGATTTGCACCGCTGATTTCAACAAAAAGATAGTTATTCAAAGATATACGAGCGGAGGCAGTAGCAATCCTAATGCTGATGCTATGTTGACTTATCAAACTATTGCAACCGTGTTTGCAATGCTTAAAACTACAGCAACTGGAGATTTTGTTAATAATGTTAATGTTGGCAACTCAATAACGATCGACTTTTACATTAGATATAATTCTGCAATAGATATATCACAACAACTTTTTGTTTTATTAGATAATATAAGATATAAAATAGAATTAGTAGACGATATTGATAAAGATAACAAGATAATAAGATTAAGAGCTAAAGAATTAGGCTTATCAACACTAAAAGCCAACACAATATGAAAATGACAACTGAGGGATTGGCTACTCTATTAAAAAACAGACAATTACCAAAGCAATTAAGTGTTGCTTATAGAAAAACTGCTTATCAAATAGGTAAAACATTACGAGACTGGTTATTGCAAGATATGAAAAAGCCAAAAACTGGACGGCAATATAAAAGTTATTTTGGAGTGAAGGGTAGATTAAAAAGACCGAAGCTAGTAAGAGCCTCTGCACCAAGCGAAACCCCTGCGGTTCGCACTGGCAACTTTAGAAAATCCGTTAATTTTATCGTAAGAGGAAATAGGACATTAGAATGGGGGAGCGGTAAAGATGGTTTTGCAACTAAATATAATAAAGCCCTAGAATTTGGATCAAAGAATATGAAAGCGAGAGCACCTTTACAAAGATCAATGCAAGCAAATGAAGGGCGGTTAAAAGCATTGGCAATTAGTAATATCGAAAAAGTGGTTTATGGTAGGTAATCAAATAGCAAATAGGCTAAGGCAAGTTCTATGCAACTTTACAAATGATTTTAGCGATGTTGTAAATATTACTAGTCTTGTTAAAAACAACACATTAGTAACTGCAACTGCAACTAGTCACGGTTTATTTAATAACGATTATATCACAGTAAAGGGAGCTAAAAGAAGGGTAAATATTCAATCCATTACTTTTGCAAATGGCTATGCAACTATTAAATTAGCTGAAAGCCACAATCTGTTTATTGAGGTAGACACTAAAATAACAATTGCTGGCTGTTCTGTTGCTGGTTATAACGGCGAGAAAATAATAAAATCTTTGCCTGATTTTTATTCAATAGAAATTTATTCAACTAATTTTGGCAATGCTACTGATGGTTATATTACACTCAATGATAATATCTATTATAATGGCTATAAACAAATAACTGTTATTGATGGAAATAGTTTTAGTTATCCAGTCGTTAATTCTATTGCAAATAATACAATAGATGGTAATATTACTTTTAGCAAGGCTTCAAGAATACAGCATATAGCAACAGGCGAGCGAGCCGAAGAGTTCTTTAAGAATAACACTAGCAAAAAGTGGATGTTTGTTTTATTAGGAGATGAAAGAGTAGAGGAAAATGGGGCGACTTTAACAACAGACTCACTAAGCACGAACCAAACCTTTTACTTTAAAACATTGCTAGAATTTTCAATATTTGTCGCAATTCCGACCGATAATTCTAGCTTTGCGAGTGCTGAGGCTGACTTGGCAAGAAGTTATTTAAAACCGATATTAAAAAGTATTGCAAATTATCGTTTTACTAGTATCTTAACACAAGATAAATATCAACCCTGCCTATATATTGGCAATGCAACCGATGCTTATAATGTTGCTAGTTATATTCATCGTTTTGATTTTGCAATTACTGGCGAGATTATAGATAATGATGGAGTTGATCATTTTAATGATGTAGTGCCGTTGTTAGAAGTTAATCTTGCTATTGATAATTTTAATTCTAATGTTAATTATTAAATGAAGATAAAAATATTGAAAAGTTTTAACGATCCTAAACTTGGGCTGTTAAAAGAAGGGCAAGAAATCGAGATTGAAACTATTGACGATGTGCCCGCTAGTCAATTTTGGCGAAATAGATTAAAAGATAGTGTTATTGATAATGCTATTGAAATTATTAAAACTAAAAAAGAAAAATAATGAGCGAATATCCTAAAGCAACCGTCAATATCCTAAGTGCAAATACTTTTGCATCGCTTGACGAGAGATCAATTCTATTAGTGGGGCAAAAACTTAGTGGCTCTGCAACAAGCGGAGAGTTAAAAGAAATTCTAACAGAAACTGACCTAAACAACTTCTTTGGCAGAAATTCTCATATTTCAATCGCTGGCAGGGCATTGTTAAAAACTTTGTCTATATCTTCGATCCGCCCTAAAGTTTCCGCTATTGCTCTTGACGACAATGCGAGCGGTGTAGTTGCTACTGGTTCATTTGCAATTACTGGGACTGCAACTGCAAGCGGTTCATTAAGCTTTTATGTAGATAGCATTAAAAACGGTGCTTATCAAGTTGATGTTGCTATTGGCGACACTGCGGTTGCAATTGCAACTAAATTAAAAGCATTGATTGATGCTAATTTAAACAGCCCTGTTAGTGCTGGTATTTCTACCTCAACTATTACTTTAACCTCTGTAAATAAAGGGCTTGTTGCTAACTCAATAGGCTTAAAACTTAAAGGCTCTGTTGCTGGCATTTCTGTTGCAATCACTGCAATGAATGGCGGTTTAACTAATCCTGTCTTGACTGGTCTTTTTGATAGTATTGTTAATAGCAAAATCCGCTTTACTTCGATCGCTTATCCTAGTGAATATACTCTAACAACTTTAACCGCTTTAACAGAAGCCAGAGTTAATGTTGACAACGAAGTATTAGACGGCTTGGGTATTATTGCCAAAACAGACACCTATGCTAATAACAATAGCTTTTTAGATGGACTTAACCTAAAAACTTTAGATGTTATTTGCAACAATAAAATCAACACTGCAACTCACAAGGGCGGAGCTATTTTCGAAAATAACTTAACTATATCCGCTGTTATTGCTGGCATTCGTGAATTAAGATTGACTGTAAATGCTAATATCTCAAGAATAATGTCTAACGGCGAAGCCTTGGGCGGTTCTTATAATGCGGCCATCCCTTATTTTAACACTGTCGCTTTCGAGTTGCCAATTATCGATGTTGGCAATAACTACCTAGAAGAAGAAAGAAACGAGCTTAAAAACTCTGGAGGCTCTTGCCCTCAAAACAACTCTGCAAATAGCTATATCGATATCAATAAGCAATTTACTACTTACAAACTAGATAATGCTGGCAATGTCGATAAAACTTATCAAAGTGTTAATACTCTTGACACTATGTCGATTGTTCGTGAATACTTTTTTAGAAGCATAAAAAAAGACTTCTCACAACACGGTTTAACAAGTGGACAGATAGTTGCTAATCGTAAATTAGTTAATAAAGATACTTTTATCGGGGCTTTATGTGAGTATTACAAACAATTATCTGGTCTTGCTAATATAAATACTGATTATGCTTTACTTGTTGCTAGCAACGAGGCTCTTAATTACTTTAAAGACTATATTTCAAAAACAATTATTGTTAATTTGCAAGAAGGGTCTATTATTGCTGACAGTTCCGCAAAGATAGTATCTCAACTTGAAACTATTATTATCAATCTAATCCCTAATTTCGAGGCTTAATTATGGCAATACAAGATAAACCATTATTGATTGTAAATGGCAAAACAATACCTTACAATTCTAAGGTAAGTTTTACTGACGGAACTCCTGAGATTGAAACCTCTGGTCAAATCGGCGGTCCACCAATTAAAAGAAAAAACTATGAAAATGCTTTTTCTGTTATAAAAGTAAGTATTCGTTATTCGCAAGAGACTGAAGCAACTATTAATCAAATTATGCAAAATGGCGATAACAACACTATTGAATACGGCTCTAACAGATGGACTGGAGCAGTTTTAAAAAGCAATATGATTGAAAGATCGTATGGAGAAGATGTAGACTTAGAATTTAATGCTAACCCACTTTTTGCATAATGAAAATACAACTTACAAAACCCCTAGAAAAATCGTCTTTTAACGATAA